TCACAACGTCATCGCATAACGCCACATTTCATCAACTTGTTCTTCAGTCAGATTTAAAATACTAAGCATGTATTGAACTGAATCGTTTGTACGCTCAAATTTTTCAGATTCGTTGTATTCGATTTCAATGCGAGTTTTTAACGCCGAATCTTCAATAGTTGCAATCGACTGCTCGACCGTTTCAAGTAAATTATTTTGAAGTAATGCAAGTTTGAATTGTCGGCGTGTGAGAGCTAGAAATTGTTTGCTATCAATTTCTTTTTTCTTTTCTTCATCAATATAGATCATGCCATTTCTCCGATACCATCGGTCAGATCAGACTCATCTACTGTCCACGCATCACGATATTTTGTATCAGTTGGTAGTTCAGAATCATCAATGATCTTAAATTTCTTGCCCAGAGGCACATGTTTTGGAGCCTCTTCAGCAATGTTCGATTCATCAACGAGTGATACGATTGCAATGACATTATTTTCTTGTAAATAAATAATTTTCATCATTAAACCTCAATACATAATAGCTAAATTAACGTAAGTTGGGTTATAAGTACCTGCTGTGTTATCACCACCCCAACTACAGTTAATACAAAACGACCACTGACTCGGTAAGTTGTTCGAATCATCCCACATATTCACAGCAGCACCAGCAGAACCACGCCAACTAGCCATCCCAACAACTGCATAATTTGCATCTGGAGCAGCTTGACTTAAGTTGATTCTGTAAACACCACTACCAAGCGAAGTAACACTTGAAATTCCTGAAGACTTCCTTATTGAGCCGTTACTCATATTGAAGTTGATAAATGCACGAACTGAGTTGTTATGAGTAGTTTCAATGTTGATGTTTCCAGATCCATCAAAATTGGCATTTCCAGACACCGCACCAGAAAGTGCAATGTTACGTGAGTTTTGTAGTTTTGATGCTGTGTCTGCATTACCCTGAAATGCAGCAGATCCACCGCTTTTTGATACATACTTATCTGCATAGACCCAACCGCCAGCAATAAAATCGCTAGATGCTCGGACATTTTTAGATGAGATATCATTAGGAGTGGTTATTGAACCAGGGAATGATGTATCACCAACAGAATCAAGTAAAACTACTCTTCTTAAAACATTGCCATTAGAACCACGCTGTGTTGCAAAAATCCAAGTTTCAGCATCATCTGTTGTACCAATTTCTACATAGCCTTTATCTTCACCATTATTTCCGACAGCCAAATATCCGCCATCAGTTGCTGTACTAGCTTCGATCAATTTTTTAAAAACACCAACAGAATCGTTTACTTTTACTAAAATCGTTCCACCGACCAAAATATTGCTGTTGATGGATACACCACCATCAACAGTAATATTTTGGCTAAAATCTACATCACCTGTAAATCTTCCACCCTTTTCAGTCATGATTCGTTCAAAGTTTTTCTCGAATCCAAAAGAATCCCTTGCAGATCGATAATACAATCCACCATTTGAATATGAACAAAGAAATTGTAATGCTGGTGCAGAACCATCACCTAAAAAATGAACAATCATCTGTGATGATTCTGGTAGGTTTTTTTTGTAGACACCAGATTTAGCATTCCATGCTACATCAACAACTGAACCAGTTACACCTGTCGCTTCAAATTTTGATGCGTCATAAATAGTGATATTAGATGTGCCATCAAAATCAATATTGTTAATTTTTCTTGGGCTCTGTAATTTAGTCGCTGTTGAAGCATTGCCCTGCAATTCTCCAATAAATTTTGGAGATTTTACTGAAACTGGAAAAACTGATTCATTGTTTGAGCCAAGTAATGTGACTTCTGAAAGTATCTGATTTGCGCCATCTCTCTTCCGCGCAAACACTTTTGAATCCGCATCATCAATAGCACCAAGCTCAACATAACCTTTGTCCTCACCATTATTTCCGATAGCCAAATATCCGCCATCAGTTGTTGTGCTAGCTTCGATCAATTTTTTAAAAACACCAACAGCATCATCAATATTGACAGTAATTGCACCAGTGACTGTCATATCACCATTAACAGTACCACCCGTTTTTGCAAATTTTTCATCTTGAAGTTTTTTACCCTGTTTTGCACTTAAAGGTCTATTTGAATCGTCAGTTGTCAAATTATCAACAAGCTGATTTTTTCTTAAAAACAAATTTTCGATATTTTGAGCAAGTGCAAGTACATCTGCGTCTGTTGCAAGCAAATCAAACAACTGCTGCTTAGACTGCGGGTTTAAAGCTGTACCATTTTTCTCCAGCAAGTTAGCCAATTCTTCCTGAATATGATTGAGAAAGTCAGGTGTTACATATGTGGCGTCCATGCCTGAAATATCAGCATTATCTGAAAAACCATTTTTGCCTTGGCCATTCTGGTTAGGCCGCGCATTTACACTATCAATTCGCTTCACTCTAGGCCTCCACAGGGTCAATTTGAAGAAATGCAGGAAAATAACTCTCAATAATGCAGCTCATATTGGCTGTATTTGAGTTCTTAACTAAAAGTTTGATCTTGTAACGAAGTTGCTCGGTATTGACTGGTGCGGTACATGGGTCGGTACATTGCATTGGTTTAGGCTTTACCAGATTGATCAGTTCAACACCAAAAAAACTTAAAAGCTGACGATAATACTCCGTTCCAAAAATATGACTGCGTACCCATTTCACAATATTGATGCGCTCTTCAATACTTCGGTCGTCATCAAATGAGCAATTTAACGGCAACCCATATTCACGCTCATATTCAGATATAAGTTCAGGTGGAATATCATGAATCACGCTGAGTAAACGTTTCCCATCAAAATCAGTTTGAGCTAGTAATTTGGCATGTGCATATATATCAATGGCAATATTAGTGTTGGCAGAAGTATCGTAGCCGCCAACTGGGAGCAACTGACGTAATACTGAAGCATAAAGTAAGGTTGATTGATCTAAAGTCATCATGCTTTACTCACTATGACATTGCCTGCACGAAGCCAAAACAGATTCATCCAGTCCACCGTTGGCGTAATGTTGTAATCTGGGGTCAATTGCACATCAGTAACATTGCTCAAGTTAAGTAAACGTGCAGATAAAATCGCAGGCAAATACGAATCCGCAGGCTCAAGTTCAGCAAAATAATCACGAATCATTTGTTGTGCAGCAACTAAATCAATCGTTGTACCTGACAATACCGCTGTCACATCCACCAATTGTTGGGTCGGTGAAAATACTCGACTATCAGCTAAGATACCAAGGTAGTCATCCAAAACCTGTTGTGCTGATGCAATGAGAGCTGCTGAAGGTAAAGTCGGTGGATTACCTTTGGCAGTAATGCCGATATCTAACGAACCTAATCCACGACGTTTGGGGTAAATATAAACATGCTCAACACCTGTTACAGATTTCATCATAAAGATCAGATCGGTGCGTCGATCCTTAAAATCACCCAGTTTTTTACGTTCAGATAGCCGTGAACGCCAATCTTCAAGTTCTTCTTCATCAGAACCACCACTAATGCTGATAACTTGTACATTACCACTCAGACCCGCCGCAGGGCTGACCCACATCAGGCTAGCATCAGTACTGTTCCATGATGTACCTGCCTCACCAGCAACCACATTAACAACAGCAGCTGTATTCGCAATCAATTCGACATCTGTCGCAACGCTCCAGTAATAGCCTTTACCATTGGTCAAATGAGTTCCAGCCAAAATGGTCATATCAACATTGGCAGTGGCTGTCACAGTGCCTGATGCTTTGGTTCCACCCAACCTTGGCAGACCAATTTCTTCAGCATGGACATACAGAAAAGGCTCATCCGCAGTTGAGATAAACAGTTGACGCTGAATATAGGTTTGATGGTGATATAAACCCTCAACCGTGGATGCAGTACCCGCAGCACGTATGCCCGCATCTGAATCATCCGAAATGCTTAGACCCGATTGATTTCGGATTTCCTGAACAATAAGTCGGTATAGGGTATTAAAGTTAGGGATTGGATAAGCCATCGCAATTACCCCCCAACTTTGACAAAATAAAGGATATTCTGACTTAGACCCGTGAGTCGGGTAATATTAATCACTAAATCAACACGGCTTTGAATACTTTGCGTAGCAGTCACTTTAAATGCAGATAAACGGCTCGGAACTAAATCGACCAATGCTTCTTCAGCATATTGTTTGGCTAATAAAATATTGCGGCTCACATCTTTAGAGCGCTTGAGTGTGAACAAGCGACTGCCCAAGTTTGGATCACGCCAAAACTTACCGCGATGGATATTTAAACGCTGACAAACTACTTGCACCACATCATCATTAAATGCAGCATCCAGTGAGGTCAGTACATAATCTTTGGTTTCTAAATCAATCACTGCCATTGCTATTGCCTCACATTTGCGGTGTCGGGGTTGGGGTATTGCCGTTTTTATGGTCGTTATATATGTCTCGCATATCCTGCATAGAGCTTTTCATATCTGAGATATTTGCTGTAGAGGAAATGTTTCCATCGACATATAAGTCTCCAGCCACATGCACACCATCTTGCTTTAGCCAAACTGAATGGCCAAACTGATCATAAATACAGGTTTCACCCTCAGCAACATTCACCACGACTTTTCCATTGGTGGTAGCAATGACAACAGAACGTGCAGTTTTGCCGTGCAATGGAAGAACAACAACACGTGCATCGACAGGAATATGCGAGTTAAAACCCACTTGCTGAATCAATTCAACATCTTGCAATGTTTCATCTGCAAAACCTTTGAGTTGCAAGGTCTTAGAGCCAGCACGAGCAACCAATCCGAATAAAGCCTGACGGATTTGACCACCCGCAGCATTGATCTGGCTACGAATCATATCCATCATGGTTTTGGTTCCTTTTTCAGTGCCTGTTTGGCTTTTTTCTTTTGGGTTTTGTCCTGATGTTGCTTAGATGTAAGCGGTTGCGCCCAATCACCTTGGCGTTTAAGGCGTAGAATGGTGGTTTGACCTTGGCCACGCGATAAACGCAATGTCCGACCAAGTACCATCCATTTTGCCGTTGCACGTGAAAGTACGTCACTTTTGACTGTGACATACATTCCTGCCGTCCAGACACGGTTGTCTATTGTCCAGCCTTGCACGGTGACAGTTAAGCTATAAGCCTGTAGATCATTGTCTTTTTTGATTTTATCCAGTGCTGCTTTAGCTTCTGACTGGGTTTCGACATCGCCCAGACTTACTAGCTTTAAGCGGCCATATTGATAGTTAGTACTGCTGGTCGCTTCAGATAAAATTTGACGTGCTTCAGCATCCTGAGACAGCATTTTGATGGTACTAAAGACGCTGGAAACATCCTCTTCATATTCAGCATCTAAAATATTGTTCTGGTTGCCATCATACATCAGCATAAGAGGTTGCTGGACTTGATATGGATTGGCAAATGGATCGCCAATAACAATCGTGCCATCTGACTCCAGCCAAACGTGCTGACCCGTGACTTGAGCTGCTTTGGCCAGTGCATCCCACACGGATTCTGTTGGCTCAATCGACACTTTATTTTTTAGCCATGCATTATTTTGAATTTTGACATTGCTAAATAGTGATGCAAAATCACCTGACAACACATAGCGATTAATTAACTCTTGTAGATTCAGTTGCTTGCCATTGAATAATGGCACTGAGCAATCAATTAACTGGCCAGCCAGATCACGGCCAGCGATTTGCAATAAACGACCATCACGTTTCACCACTTCTTTAACGCTGTCGCAAATGCCTGTGAGAACAAGCTCTTTGCCATAGTACAACTGGATTTTTTGACCCGCTGATACGTCCATCGGTAGGCGATCATAGACTGGATTAAATGCAGTCACGCTCCAGCCGTCAGCGGGCACGTCGATGACACTATCAATAGAAACGTCATCAAACTGATTGATTTCAGTCGCACCAATTACTAGGCGAATATCCGTTTTTTGATTATCTTGCATAGACAGTCAACTCCATGCCAGACAATAACATAGCAGGATTAATCAGGTTTTGATTCAAACGATTAATTTCATTTGCTCGGCTCATATCGCCATACAAATAGTGTGCGAACCAATGCAGGGTGCATGGCACAGGCACAACAGCAGTAGTGATTGGTGGACGTGTTTCAATCAATTCCTGAATCTGCAAATGAACTTGATCCGCAAAGACTTTTAACAATTGGATCTGATTAACGCTTTCATACGTCATGAGATTTGTTGCTGAAGATTGTTCACGTTCAGCTTGAATATTTTCCTGAATCTGCTGACGAATGTTTTGGCGAATCACAGCCAAATCAAGCGGGGTCAAAGACACTTCAGTACGTGTACGTCCTCTTGAGCTGGTTTGACCAGTTGTACTTGATGAAGATGAACCACCACCCGAAGAACCAGAACTGCCGCTAGATGAGCTTGAGCCAGAAACAGAGCCATTTTTATTGGCGCTGCCACTGACAATACCGTTACTATTATTGTTAGTCACAACACTGGCGATCTGATCATGCTGTTCTTGAGTCTGCTGAATCATCTCATCACGAACACGACTAACCATCTTCTGAGAAACCGCAACAGTGGTAGCCACTTGTACCGCGCGCCAAGTTTGTTTGAGTTCTGGTGCATCATCATCAGAATCGAAAATATTACTTAAACGCTTGATACGATGAAAAACATCACGCCACTTTGATATTGCCGATATCGATGTATCAAAGGTTACTAACTTGGTGACATCATCAATTAAGCCTGTGATCCACTTAGGATTAAGTACATCTTCAATGGTTCCCTTGATTAAGCCCAAAGCAGTGCGAGCATCTTGGATACCATTACGGATTCGATTAAAAACTTGCAGATATTTATTAGGATCGAAACTACGCAACTTATTGAGATATTCACGCAACTTGGCAAACGGGGCATCAACACCGACTAATCCGTCGATTGCGATCGGGGCATCAATTGGTAGAAATAATTCCCGTTTTTCTTCTTTTGCTAAAATAAAATCGATTGAAATTAGACATGCATCATAATTATCTGCATCATGATCAACACTATAAGTTATAACACTGGCATTGCATGAACCAAAAATCGGATGGATCAGTTCACCTTCGCCCGTTTCTTGCAATGCATTTTCAAGCGCATCCAACTGCGACTTATAGTCTTCGCCCGTATAAATAGTCTGGATCGTGATTTTTCTAGGCTCTTTGCCCATGTCTTCGATGATGGCTTCATTAGAATATGGAGCTTGATGTACGACTTGAGTTTTAGACACACTATCCTTAGTAGAGATACACTCAAACTGCACTCCACGAAAACTTGAGTCTAATAAATCATCTTTCCAGCCCATAAAAAAACCTCATTGATATGAGGCTATTTTAGAAATTCCAGTATTTTAGATCAGGCGGAAACCTTTCCATTTATTTTCTCAATAAATAATTGGGAGGTGCAGCAGAGCGTTTACTTTCACGGTTTTGTTGTTGTGAGAATGAAGTTGAAAATGTTGTTCCATCAAAATTAATTATCGGCCGATTATTGGCCATTGCTCCCATGAGAGCATCCAACTTGTTCGATAAAATCGAAGTTTGATCAGTAATGGCTTTATTCTGGGCGGTCAGCATGTCATTTTGTTGCTGAAGAACTGCAATTTGTTCAGTACTACTATCGTTGATCGTCTGACTCAATGCTTCTCCCGCTTTATCACCAAGCCAATTACCTGCAAGTCCACCCGCGATACCGCCTACAGCTGCACCAACCACACCGCCTGCTACAGTGCCAACGACTGGAAAAGCAGAACCTATAGCAGCTCCTGCAAATCCACCAGCTTTAGCACCAGCCCATCCACCTGCCAGTGTACCTGCTGTACCTCCAGCAGCTTTGGCATATTCAGTATTTTTTTGCTTTTTAGTCAAATCTGGATTGTTATATGCAGAATAAGCTTGATATGCACCAACACCAACAGTTGCAACGGTGGCTGTTGCTCCTGCAACCTTTGTTGCTGTTTTAGCGACTGTGGCTAATTTTGCTCCTGAACCTGCTTTTTCAGTCGAGATCGGGGGGACTGTGGTTGTAGTTTTCTTTAAAGCCTGATCTTTAGGAAGGTTAGTGATTGGGTCACGTTCCATTTTTACTGTTGAAATCGGTGGTTTTTTTGAAAACTTATCTTTAACTTTAGTAAAAATACCGCCACCACCTTTACCGCCTAAAACTGCAAATATACCAGCACCAGCAGCCAAAGCACCTAACGCAATCGTTGCACTATATGCTGCGGCTGCCAAGTCTTCATGTTTACGTGCCCAATCTGTAATTTCGTCTTTGACCCCACCCAATGAATCTGCAATAGAATCATAAGCCTTAGATTGAGCAAATAGTTTTTCCTGATCAGTTGCCTGATCTTTTGCCCACTCTGTCTGGCTTATCATTTCGTAATCAGCAGAAACTGTTCCACCAGCTTGTGGCAATTCTTTGCGAAGTTTATTTAATTCATCCTTTTTATAAACTACGCTCAAAGCAGCCATTAAAGCCTGACGATCTGCAATAATTTTACCAATCTCACTACCACTTGCGATATTACTCATATCCTCAAGAGCCTGTTTACGTTCTGCATCATTAGATGAATTTAATGCTTTATTTTGTAGTGTTTGATATTGTTTATTACCCGCAAATTGACGCTCTAAAAGTTTTACAAATGCCTCAACACCGTATACTCCTTGATCGCGTTGTTGGATAGCATATGTATTCCAGTCAAAGACCTCATGTGGCTTTTTTTTCCCTTCCAATCGAGTTGGATCGCCTTTTTGAACTCTAACTTCATCACCAATAGATTTACTAAATTCTCGACTTGATAATTTAGCCAATAAATTAACTACATTATTTCCAGCTTCATCTGATGTGGCAGCAGTGGACATAGCCACCTGATTCATTGCGACAAGTTCAACGTAACCTTTTTCACCACTATATCCAACAGTTCTAGCTGCAGCCATTTGCTGTGCAAGCCATTTGGATAAATCTTTATATTCAAAACTACCTAATTGACCTCCACGTACTGCGATATCATGGCCTCGCTGTAAATCCGTGATACCAAAATCTTGCATTCTTGTTGTTAAAGTTGCAGCATCAATAGCATTTGCTCCTGTTGCTGAAGCAGTTTTAACCGCTGCATCAAGAGCGGGTTTTACATTGTCAAGATCATATTTACCCGAAGCGATTAATGTATTTACGGCACTTGCAGCATCTTCCCGAGTTCCACCTCCAGCACGTACAGACCCTTTAATGTAATCATTTAACTGGCTGCGGGCTTCTAAACGCTCTTTAACACTTAAACCTTGGCCACCTGTTGCTGTAGCAGCAATATATGTAAGCTGTTGATCATAATCTCTAGGCTTTTGCATTGCAGTAGAAATCACAGCCCCAGTAGCGACTGCACCTGTAGCGAGTGCCGCACCTTTCTGCCAAAGTGAAAAAGTATTTTGAGTATGTCTCTGAGTTTCTAAACTTGATTGCTCAACTTTTTTCATTTGAGCAGCCAATTGTTGCGCATTATTCTGTTGCTGCTTTAGCAACTGGGCTTGCTGTTGACTATGACCTTTCTGAGTTCTCAGTACTGTTTCTGTTGCTCGTTGAGTCTGCAACAGCTGATCTCCCGCACGTGCAGTATCTCGCGCAGCCTGAGTTCCAGCTTTAGCCGTATTGACTGATGATTTTTGTGCAGTATCTATTCGATTCCACTGATCATTAATTTTTTTAGTATCAGTAATTTGCTGATCAGCCAACCGCTTTAATTCTTGTGAAGCTTGAGAGCCTTTAACCTGAAGCGTGAGAGAAACTGTTGTGTTTTTACTGCTCATAGATTAAACCTTTTTAGAATGCTTGCGACGTGCTGCAACAAAAGTTGTGGTTTCAGATGACTGTGGAATGGCGTTAGATTGAGCTGGATTGACGTTAGATTTTTTTGATTGTCGCTGATGAGTATTGTCTGGCCGCTCATCAATCAGGAATGCATATGCCAGATCAAGCGGTATATTGACCGCTTGATCATAAGGAATGCCTAGATGCAACAAAGCTTTTAAGATTCTTGCTCGGTTTCTGAATTCTCGGCTCGTTCCTTTGCATCCAGTTCAAGCCGCAATTTTTTCAAATAATCCAGATTCGAGCGACTGGAGTGTCCAAGCATGTCATAGCTGATATCATGCTCATGACCATCCTGATCAATCAATTTTGTCATAAAAGCAAGATCAGCAATCGCTAGATATTGACCCTCACCAACATTAGCTTGTGAGTCAATATATTCAATCGCAGTCATCTGACGCATCACGATCTGCTTACTTTTAATCTCTGTTTGACCATCCAATTTTTTTAGCGCAACAGGCAAAGTACCTTTAATTTCAATCATGGTTTAACCTCAAAGTGACTCACCAAGTTTATCCAGTGCAAACATCGTCAAACTGCGACGGGTTTCACCATCCACTTCATAGCTGTCAGACATACTTTGTGTCGTACAGTCGATAAATGTTTCACGGAATTTACCCGATAGCGACTCGATGCTGATACGAGCATCTTCAACTTCAAGCCAATTGATATCTTTGCCATCTGGAATAATGACCACAACATCAAGCGCATGAGTTTCAATACCATCGGTGGTATGGGTGACTTTTCGGGAACGATTCATGGTTTTAACAGGTTTCTTACCTGTTTCGGTTTTAGGTGAGCAAGACACACAGTCATATTCATCACCATTCACGCTGAGTACTATAGTACCCACTGCTTTTTCAGCCATTTTAAAAGACTCTTTATCAAATGATGGCTTATTATTAATCAGGCATTATGGTGAAATCAGTCGGAAACATTTCCATTTAATTTAGGAGATATGATGCGAAACTATTACATCAAAAAAGATGGACTATTTTTAAAAGAAGAAAAGAACACTGAATATTATGATTTTGAAAGCGACGGTTATTCTGATTTTGAGTTTAGCCAACGTATTATCCCAACTACATCATACAGTTGGACAAAACATATAAACGAAGCAAAAGTTTTTCAGGACTACGATACGCCGATTGGCATAATTGCAAAAAACTTTAAAAAGAAATTCTGGCTGAATGCTGAGGTAGTGAGGATATAGGTTTCACAAATGAAACCTATATCCATGATTTTAAAATAATGCTTTTAATGCATTAAATGCAGCTTTGAAAATATCAATCCATTGCTTGATTTTAGGTATCCAGTAATCCAGATTATCTAGAACCTCTGCAATTTCTTTAGCCGCATATTCCAGTACCCATGTTTTTTTCTCAGTACCTGATAATGTTGAGCCTTGTTGTTCAATAGAATCCATAGCATCTGCAATTTTGCTATAAATTTCATGGCCAGCGTCCAATGCATCAATGGTACTGGCTACAGCAGTTGAGATAGAATAATTCATATTTAAAAGCCCTTTATGAATACCATTAATACACATTAATCGTAGCGGCAACGACGTGCATACCACGTACCCAATTCGCAGGAATCACTGCATTAACACGATAACGATCTGTTGTATCTTCAGTCACAGTGAGTTGATCCGCAGTTTCACTGACATTTTGCAGAATTTCTGCTTTGTCCAGTTTTAATGCTTCAGTCAGGAAGATTGAACGTAAATTACGACGCTGCGCTGCGGTATTTTTTCGACGACGCTCTTTGGATGCAGCAGTACGCATTACTTTACGCACATAATCAATCGTCAAAGCACCATTGATGTCGAGCATAATGCCATCAGCTAAACCACTATCAGGATTTTTACGGAAAGTGGAAATCGCACGCACAATCTCTGGTGAGCCATCAGCACCAGTTTCAATGACACACACACCTGCACGCATTGCCGCTTCTTTACGCTCAAAAGTGAGTTTGTATTGGTCATCTACCGCCGCCACACCCCCCAAATTTACCCCATTAAATGGTACAGTTGGATCAGCAGAGTCTGCCAAAGCAGCAGCCATCGCACCAGCAATCTCAGCAGCTTGGCCTGTGGCTCCGTGGTAACATGGACAAACTACTCGGTAACTGGTTTCAATTTTTGCTTGTGCAGCAAATAATGTAGCAGCATCAATATCAGTAAATGGCACAACCAAAATCGCAGGACGTTGTTCGATTGCATCACTCACAAAGTTCAAGTGATCCACCCAAGCAGCAGCATCATCAGCTGCACTAAACACCTGATCTACAGCAATGATGGTATGACCCAAGGGTGCAATAGTATCTAGCGTATCATCTAATTCTTCCTGCAATGTACATGCTTGAACATCGACGGTACGCATGGTTTTGATTGCTGCTTTCAACATACGCCCAGCAACTGAGTTGTCACCAAATTTTTCATCTGCTGATGCCGTATCGTAGATTGAAATCGGGTTGACGACGGGGGTGGTATCTTTTGTCACAAATAATACACGCTGATCATTGGCAAGCAGCCCTGATCGCTGGGTATTAATATTTACCTCAGTGTAAACACCAGGTGTTTTAATTCCTGCTGAAATAGTCATGGTTTTAACTCCACAAGGTCAGAAGCATCTTTGATGTCATCCCCTGGCTCAAAATAATAGTCAATATTGATATGTCGAATTTCTGCGTCAGTTTCTTCACGATCACGATCCGAAGCTTGAATCACATAAGACGTTGTAAATTCTTGCGCTAACACACTGACAGATTGACGCTGTGTCAACGTATTGAAAATAGTTCGGGTTCGACCTAGCTCAAGCGGTGCTAAACCCTGAATATTTCGACTGGATAAATCATTAACGCTCAGTAGACGTTGCACTCGATCCAACATTTCAAATGTGCCAATGTCTCGTCCAGCGCCCAACCGTTGAGCCTCTTCATTACGCAATGAACGCGCACCGACCATCACTACAAAAGTACAATTCAACTCAGTTTTGTTATGACTGATCTTTTTTGTCGTTGAGCCTTGATACGTCACCCAAATCGCTGGAAAGGTTTGAACAAATGCCAGTGTTTCATCATCGAATTCACCACCATAGGTTTTAATCTCTCTCACCCACGGCCATTGGCCAGATTTGATCTGTTCAGCCATGACATCTTTAATGCCTTGCTCAACAATTGAAAGATTTAGGTCTACCATTTATTACCTCCCCAGTCGTGACGCCCAACTTGAAACATCACATTATTCGAAGAGGTTTGCACTGGAACTGATTGACCCGCAGGTGTACCACCAATAGCTATTGTGCCTTTAGCGATTTCCTTGAGTGACTTTACAGCATTGTCATAACGAGTTTTTATTGGATCATTTTCAGAAATCGCACCCGTACAAGCATGGTAACGGGCCATATTGCACGCAATCGCTTCTAAAAATGGTGGTACAGCAGGCAACGGTAGTTGATAGCGACTTGCAAGATAACCATCAATTTCCGAATTAGCCTCAATCATGGCAGCATTCAGCTTATCGTAATTAATGACATCTTCATAAGGAGCTTCAGTGTCAGTGAGCTGGATCAATTCACGTTCACCAAATTTCTTGAGCATCCCATCTACCGTTGCATACATGACTTAAGCTCCAGTACCTGTTGATCCAACAGCCTGTTGCCACAAACCAAAGCCAGCAACCCCCCGTGCTTCAGCACCGTAACGATACTTTTTACGCATGAAGACGTTATCGCTATTCATGTCGAACTGAGCAACAAAGACAGGCTTTTTACGTGGCTGGAATACAATAGGTTTGATCTTTCGTGAGGCATCAAGTAAATGCCATTCAGTTGTGGTTGCCAGCCAACCACAGATCAGTACTTCAACGGCATTTTTATATGGATTCGGCTTACCGTCTTCCAAACGATCTGTCGTGACCAACACGTTTGCTGTTTCACGCAAAGCCGGTGGAACAACCAACAAGCTTGGACTTAAATTAAGTGGTTGACCTTCAGAATCTTTTAAAGACGTCATCAGCGTAATTGCAGCACCAAGACTCGCTTGAGCTTCAGCCAAAGTTGCGGCACTCAATGGCGCAGTAATCTTATTGCTGTAAGTTTCAATGCTTTTACCGTCACCAACCTTATGATCAGTGGCATAAAATGTTTTGCCGTCATAGCATTTTTCACTAAATCCCTTAGTCAAAACTTTAAAGACCAAACCATCTGGCCAGCGCTTAGCTGACTCAGCAACAGATTCAGTTTCAATGGTGTACATTCCCAAGTTATCGTCTTCGATATCGTTACGATCAACTTCAACAGTGCCTTCATAATCTTCATTTACTAAGATGTAAGCATGGCCTGTTAATTTCTTTACAGCTTTATCACCAATCCATTTGCGTAATGCAGGGAAGCGGTCTGTCCATGCATATGTATTTGACGCCCCCGTACTCGGTACAGTCATTGCCACTTTGTCATAATTGCTTTCTGTAGAAGCAAAAGCCCCATCAAAAACCTTTTTAATGCTTGTACTTAAAGCGGCAAGAATGCGTGCGCCATTTTGTTCATTAATGATCATGTATTAAATCTCCACCCATACGCAGTCACGATATTGCGTATCAAAGCCCATAAATTTCCCCGCTAAAGGACGTGTACTTCCAGCGCCTGCTGTTTTTGCAATTGTTTGGTTATCTTCGACATAAACCTGTGAACCAATGTCTGCTTGTCCTACAGCATCAGTTGTAGAATTTCGGAATAGGAACTGCTTTTTGCGACGAGCACATGTAATAACATCGGCATCAGCACCGCCTGTGTTGTCAGCCGATTTATCCCACACACCTAAAACTTTTTGAGTTGCTGCAACTGCAACAGTTGAAGAAATGGCAAGACCTGTAGCATCAACGACAGCAAATGTGCCTTCTAAAACAATTGCATTTGCTTTTAAGGAGAGTGGTAATAGCTCACCATCACGCATTTCAGTGACGATTGGGATTTGAGTAGCTGTCATAAATTAAGCTCCAATAGTTGCAGGGTCTAAACCAAATTGAGTGGCAATACTTGCAGTAATGTCATCCACAGGTTGTTGATGTTGCTGGTGATTAGCTGCCAAATTGAGCTGCTGTGTCTGTTTCTGGGTCAACGCCGCAATTTTGGGTAAACCTTCAAGATGAGCCTTAACAAAATCAGGATTGGTTTTAGCCTGATCTTTTACCCAGTTAATTGTGGCTTCACCTGTGAGGCGTCCGTCACTACATGCTGCGACAATCAAGTCATCAATTTCTTTAGCTTTCATTACGGCATCAGCATTACCAGCTTTGGCAACTGCTTCTTGATATACAGCCATCGGTACAAACTGAGTTAGATCAGGCTTGGCTTGACTGTTAGCAGCCATTTTAATTTGATCAATAGCTGCAATCGCATCAAAAAGGTTTTGACTATTGGCTGCAACTGCAACGCCTGTTTTTTCTTTAATCTGCGCTTGAAGTTTGCCAAGCTCTGCCAAAATCTCTTCAGCTGTTGCAGAGAGAGGCAGATTCAGCATCCAACGCAGTTGTTCTAATAACTCATCCATTTTGGAATCCTGTTGGGTTAAATTTTGAGAAAAGTAATCCTGAGCCGCTGCTGCAAGCTTGGCTTGTGGCAACTGATCTAATGCAGGAGTATTGGTCAGTGAAGTATTCAGTAACGCTAGAACGTCACCTTGGTTGTTATAAAAAAAGACGGGGGATAAATATTTATATTCTTCTGACTCGATAAAGCCCTTTGCCTTATCCGTCCATTTGAATTGAGTACTACATAAGCCTATTCCTTCTATATAGGTAAAACTGCCAGCTTTTATCCAGCCCGCAGCAGGGGCAGGGTCACCATTTTCTTGTGACTTTAAAGTTGCATGCTCATAATCGATCACCATATCGATTGCGCGTTGATTTAAAACCGCAGCAATTTGACTGCCACGCTCTGGAGTCAAGTTCCAGTGTGGAGCATCAGTTGGGCGACCATCGATGCCACGGAAAATCCCTTCAGGGATTAAAACCATGTAATCTGATGTCGCTGTAATATCGAATGAGCATGAAGCTGCGAGTAATGTCTTTTTCATACTCGCAGTGTGAAAGAATCAAAATGGAAAAAGAGTTGGAATTCTTTCCGAAAAATCGATAAATCTGTATTTATTGTTTTAAGGCGTTTTAAGCTATTATTTTTATATAGACGATAGATTCATGGTTTTACGCATTTCAATTTAATATAAAACAATCTAACGATAATCTAACGCTATGTTTATCATTAATCGAATATTGATCTATAAAAATAATCTGCATCATCAAAAATTGCCTGTTCTGCTTCAACTTGCAAATTGCCATTCGCATCCATCGGAATAAATGGACGAGTTGATATATTTCCCCAAGGTAAAGGCGTATTTCTAGCACTGCGACCATATTGACCTTGTTTAGCACCAAACTGTTGAGTAGGGGCTTTCGGATCATTTGAACCAATCATCACTTCATCTTTAGTCACTACTGTAACAATGCTACGGCGTAACTGGCCAGACTGTTGTAAAATTTTCCCTGCTTTACGTCGAGCCAACGTCACAGAACTCAATCCCGCCCATTCAGGCCGACCTTCATTATCAAAATTATCTTCAACAGTCGTTAAAAGACTGTTTGCAATCGCATGACCAAGCTTAATGGGTTGATCAAGACGCTCAGCAACAGTATGTAACTTCTCAATGAGTAACTGGTCATTGATTTGTATGGTGCTCATAATTTAAACTATTCCTTGAGATGGTAGTTTCCAAATAGAAGGGTTACGGTTTAGCCTGTGTGCTACTCAGTATTATGCTGTGCAAGTCAGCCGCCATCTCATCATCTGATAAGCTCATATTGTTTTGCATTCAGCCCATCTTGAATCGCTTTATTTTGAACCTTAAAAATACTCACAATTTCCATCACACCACTCTGATGACGAACAGATAATTTCAATACATCGTCGTCATACTGTTTTTCCAAAACAGTTAGCAAGTACAATATACTGTCATTTTTTACGTCATATACCACTTGTTTGACCTGCTGAATTAACTGAGGTAACTCAAGCCATTCCTCCGTAGTCGGTGCGTTTCCTGCCTCACCATGTCTTTGAGCCTTTTTTCCGACCATAAGATGATCACTAATAGTCATAATCGGGCTTTCAACCACCTGATTTTTTCTAGCAAGAAAGCTTATTTCTTCTGATTGTAATACCCCAACGGTACAGGTTTTATTTTGTGGCTTGGCAAAGCTCATTGAGTTTTTGACAAAAGCCTGATGTGCTTTAATCCGTGGCGGTGCATTCAGCATTTGCTCAACTTGTTGTAAACCTTTGGTTCTTCCCATCAGTTCTGTGGAACGTTTTGTTAAGACTGCATCAATGAGGTAGCTACTCGCTGGCGAACCATTAAAACCAGCAGCAGGAGCAAAACTCAATGTTTCACCTGATTGGGTTGGAATATTAAATTGAGTACGTCTAGTCGTAATATCCACACCTGAGTTACGATCCGTACCGACTTTCTCATAAATCACAGAAGCATAACCTTCACTGGATAAAATCTCTTTATCTCCAACTTCGCGGGCAGATCGGGCAATAATATAGCAATTACAACCGAATCCTGTAGGTGGGTAAGATACATTCCAAAAAGGATCATCAAATCTAAAGATTCTGCCATTAAGTACTAAATCCCTTTTGCGAGGATTATTTATCGTGGTATGTCTCCATTCCCAATAAGGACGTGTTTCGCTACCCGCAAGCATGGCTTTGTATCGACCAGCTGAATAAGCACTTTTCATGTTGGTGTCATAGATGGTACGTAAACGCCGAGGGCTACCAAGTTGTACTTCTTGCTCAATACCTTCAGGATTCTTAACTGTTTTGCGTCCCCACCAACCTTTTTCCTGTAACACAGGTGTTAGGTCTGCTTTCCATTTTTCAAAGCTCTGACCATTTTCTAACGCGGTTATGAGTGATTTACGGATGTCTTGCAGTAAATCAATCCGTGCAACTTTTGCCACGGTAAAAGCACGACTATGCGCATCGTCTAAAGTTTCATGCCAATCCCATCCAATTTTAAATCCCTTTTTCTTAAGATAATCAATCGCATCTACAGGTGGTAAGTTAAATAAAGCATTGAGTTCTGGTCGTTGTGGTATTGGCATTAGCTTTCACCTTCAATACTCAGCCGACCCATGACTTCACAGGCAAAAATCAAACGAGTAAGCTTTTCTTGTAAAGCAGGTTCATCATCATGGGGGTAGATATCTTGTAATAATGTTAAAACATCATCTTCGTTTTGACCTGCTTGAATATTTTTTAATAAACGTTGCGTCCAGTCTTGAACTGTGGTTTGCGCCTTTGCAGTCTGCTCATTCAACAATAACTGCATGGCTTGGTCTTCAATGGGCAACTGAGAAGAATTAGCGGCAACCAACTGTCCGATTAAATGTGGATGAAATGTATTCATTGCTAAATTGGGTACGGCGAAGGGTTGTTCCTGCTGAGCACTTAATATTGCTTCATTTTCATCGGCAGGTTCAGGAATTCCTAACTTTTCATGCGCCCAACTGAGAGGAATCTTCATACCCACGCTGACCAGCTTACCTAAGGACTCACTAAACTGAGTCATATCCTCAATATCAGATGTGTCAAATTGAAATGCTGGATAACGATCTTCAGTAATATTGGGATAATTCAATCGCATCATATGACTGATCAAACTATCGGTAATTGATCGACCAAGTTGTTTTGCATCAGATTTAATAATTTTTTCAAATTGAATTTCATGAGTCGTTGATTGAGCATTTGTACTGGTTTTGCCATCTGCTTGAGAAAGTAATGTACCACCCACAATCGCCTTAGATTGGCTTTGTTCACACCACTTAATCAATGACATGTGGTTGTCAGTATCACCCGTGGCGGCTGATTCAAAATCGATACTCATGCCTTGAGGAATTGCCCCGCCAGCATTGCGGCCAATCATCATGACTGCACGAAGCAAGGTCATTTTCTCGTCGCTTGTAGCACCCGAAGGATATTTACCTAATCGGATTGGTAGTCCATAAATTTCAAGAAACTCCATCACATCACGGACACCATAGTTTTTGAACAGAAACGGCCATGATAGAACACGATGCAATCCTGATCGTGCAATATAACCAGACTTGGCTTTATGACGATGAATAAACCAGCCAAAGTCCCAAAAATCAGCCCCGTCAGGGGATCCATCATTCAACCGTAATTCATTTGGTTTGCTGTATGGAGTCATAAAGTTACGAGCATTTACATGTTCAAAACTTTTAGGCAACCACAGACTGCCCAGTTGATGCCATTCGATTTCCTGACAACTATAGCCATGCCCGACACCATCCATCGCATCAAACAAAAACATCTCAAAGTCTTTAATGTCATCAATCCATTCAGCTACTTCTTCAGCAATCTTTTTTTCTTGATCAGTGGCATTTTTGGGTGGTATGACATTCCATTCCAAGCCGTTGACACCTTTCTTGCGCTTATCCATCTCAGAAAAAATATGGGCATCTTTTTCTTCCATATCTGAAAATAGATCAGCTTGAGCTGTCAGGTTGCCTTGTTCGGCATCGGTCAGTAATCGATTAAGTAGAACTGGCGTCAAACCAACAGTTGGATGTTCCTGCCACTGATTGGTTAACCATGCAATTTCGGCAGTTTGATTGGTTTCAAGTGCGGTACGGTCTTGTTTATTGGAGGTCAGTTTTTTCTTAGCCATAAAAATTAAGCACAATATGAGATTGTGCCTAATTTGAATCAAAAAAAATTAAATGATGATTGGAACACGTTCCTTAACAATTTCAAAACGGTTGCATCTTAAAGCATTGAGAGAAATAAAATAAATATTATTATTCCTTTTCTTCAGCCTCGTAGGCTTCATCATAAGTCATATTGACCCGTTCAACACATTGAGCTTTTGATTTCAAAAAGTCTTCTTTTTCTTTACGAAAAATTTTTCTTAAGGTTGCTGAATCTTCGCGAACTAAATTCATCATTGCTCCAGCATACAAATTTAAATCACTAAAAGCTGTATCGCAGACGGCATATGGATCAGCAATATCACTTGCTGGAAAGTAAGGTCTTCCATATGAGTTTTTAGCGTTATCAGCACTGAAAGGTTGATTGATGTAATTGGGCCAATCATTTAAAACATATTTGGATAATGTGTCGTATTCTTTTAACTCGAACGCATCATTAAGAAATTTCTCATCTTCTTCAATTTTATGTAGTAGATTTTTAGCAAAAGCTTGCGCTTGTTCTGGAGTAAAATCTTCACCTGATTGAGATGATTCTTGTTCAACTGGCTTAGGCTCTGCTTGTTCAGTAGCGTTTGTAGCCGTTGTTTCAGTTTTAGGTTCTTCTTCTTTAGAACATCCGACAAGTCCAATCATACAAATGACTGCTGCGAATACGATTTTATTCATTTATTTCCCCTTATTTCTTGTGTGATCATCTTACTTAAGTTTCAAGGGATTCAAAAGATTAAGTTTTTCTAATAAACTCAAATTTTAATCTTGAACCCATTGATGCTATGAAAAAAATAAAAGAAATTTTAAGCTTAATTATTGTGCCTGTTATCACTATTGCTTATCTATTGTTTATTTTTAAAATTACTGAATTGAATGCATTTATGAAACTAGAACTTAATGCCAAAGGTGATTTTCTAGCTGGAATATTTGCTCCTTTAGCATTTCTTTGGCTTGTCTATGGTTATTATCAACAAGGTCAAGAGCTTAAACAAAATACTGAAGCATTGCGTTTACAAGCAGAGGAACTTAAAAATAGTGTTGAACAACAAATACAACAATTTGATTTATCTTCACAAGGCGAATTCAAACATGAGGTGCGACAGTTTCAAAAGCCATATGATAATCAACAAGCTGAGCAAATTTCTCTAATG